TGATATAAGATTTAAACCATCTGCATCACCTAAAATATCTTTGTATCTACCATCAGAGTCAAAAGCAAGTGTCATAGTGCTACCTGTTATATCTGCATCAAGTCTACCTACAGCAGAAGATTCATTCTTCTTTCTAAACTTTATAAATCTATAAAATGAGGCATCACCTGTACCATGGTCCATATCTAAAACAGCGTCAGAATTATTACCATCTTTTATAGCAGTTATTACAGCATTGTCTCTTTGTGAAGTAGTACCCATACATATATTATCAGTCATGTTAATTTGCCCACTTGATTCAAGAGAAAACCTTAAATTTTGACCATTAGTGTAAAAGTCTATAGAGCCAGTGTCGGTTCTAAATGAAAAGTCATTGGCACTACCACCTGATTTAAGAGCATTACCACCACCAATAAAACCATAGTTAGTTGAGCCATCTGTAAGAGATATACCTGTATTTCCTGCTCCTGCTGTTAATGCAAGAGTATTACCATTCCATGTAGCATTAGCCTCACCTTCTAATGTGTTAGCTGTGCCACTTCCTGTTATTAGTCTATTGTCTGCATTGTTATTAATAGTTGTTGTTGTGCCTGAAGAAACTGTGCCAAAAGATAATGCACCACTACCATTTGTTTTTAATACTTGGTCAGCACTACCATCTGATGTTGGAAATGTATATGCTCCATTAAATTGCACCACTTGGCTTTCATTAATACCGATAGCTACATTAGAGCCTACTGTACTGCCATTACCTATTAATAAGTCATCAGCAGAGTCATCAAGTGCAATATAAAAGTCTTGAGCATTACCATCAAAGACAATGGAAGTATCAACTGCTGCTCCATCACCTATAACAAGTGAGTCATCATCTAAAGTTAGTATTGAGTTTGTACCTACTGTTGAGCCTACACCTACGACTAATTTATCAGCCGAGTCATCAAGACCCACATAAAAATCTTTTGCATTGCCATCAAAGACTAAACTTGTATCCTCTGCTCCTGCATCACCTATAGTTAAACTAGGTGTTGTACCATTTATAACAACTGGACTAGCTATTGAAATACTAGACCCATCTGCTGATAAACTATCTAATGCAATATCACCAACGTTAGTTATATTGGCATCATTAAAAGATGTTGCTCCAAATGTGTTAGATGCGGCAGTGGATGTGATTCCTGCTGCTGCTGTTATACCTCCGCCATCAGCTATTGTGATAGCGTTATCTCCATCGGTAAAACCTATATTAGCAGTCTGCACTTCACCACTCACCAATAAATCACCACCCACTGATGCATCATCTGTAACTGTTAAATCATCACCTACTTTTAAATCTACTGTTGATAAGCTTGCAAAAGCATCATTTACTGCTGCACCTGAGCCTGCACCATCTAGATAAACTACTTTTACATCTCCTGGAGCAATAGTTACTGTAGCTCCAGAGCCTTGTTTTATTATTATGTTTTGACTACCTGATGTACCATTCTCTATAAAGTGAACTCTTTTTAATGTGTTTGGTCCTATTGTTATAGTACAAGCACTGTCTAATGTGCCTGTATATTTAATGTACATAGCTCTAGCCTCATCTGCTGAGCCATCAGCTACAGTAGATGTATGAGTATCTGCATTTGTTGTGATAGCCTCAGTGCCAAAACCTAAACCTTCTCCAACTAATTCTAAATTTGTATTAGTAGAAGCACCCCAAGTTCCAGCCTCATCACCTGTAGCTATTTCTTTTAATCTTAAATTGTTTACATACGTTGCCATAATTTTCCTTTGTTATGCCACCTCTTGCCAATCAGGCGTTTGAGATGTACTTATATTACTATAATTTGGTGTTTGTGAAGTATCTACTGCTCCCCAAACTACTACTCCACCTAAACCTGATACTAAAGAATCCAGAGTTACTGGTGCATTAGCATCACCTGTTGTTGTGTCATCACCTAGTGAAGTTGTTCCAACAAAACCTGTAACAGATAAATTGTTGTTTGTAATTAATGATACAGAGCCTAAAGCTGATGTTCCTACTAATCCTGTAACACTTACATTAGCTGCAGCACTTACAGATTCATCACCTAGACCAGATGTTGCTGCTACTGCACTTACACCTGATACAGTGCTTATAGAAACACTTTCATCACCTAATGCAGTTGTACCAGCTACACCAGTTACTGAAACTGCAATCGGTTGACTCCAAGCACCTTCTCCCCAAGTGCCTCGACCCCAACCATTAATTATTGCCATAGTTAAGCTATTCTAATTATTGCGTTTGATGCATCTGCTGCAGGGAACTGAATTGTAAAATCTCCAGCAGTAGATGTTTTATCTCCACCAAAATCTAAAACACAAACTGCAGGGTCTCCTGAAGCAGTGTCATTAAATATTAAACAGCCTCTAGCTGTAACACTTGCATTACTAAAAGTTAAATCTGCAAAGTCAGTAAGTGCTGTAGTGCTAGATGTTGAAGGGTCAACTCTAGTTAGAGATGCTCCTTTAGCTGTATAGTTTGTACCACTAGCCTCATTAGAGGTAGTGTATGCTGTAGTGGATGCTCCTAAAGTAGCTGAACTTGTATAAAGTGCTAGTTTAAAATCATTGCCACCTGAATTTTTAAAATTGTGTACACCCTCTAAAAGTTCTTTTTTAAATGAAGTACACATTGCTTGCGAAATCGCCATTATAATCTCCTTACAATATCAGCCATATCTTTATGACCTTGCTTTTCTAATAGACCTGCTACAGTAGCTCTGTCACTTGATATAGCTTGTTTCATATATAGTAAAATTAAATTAGTAATACTATCTCTAAAGGCTTCAGCTTGTGCCTTAACCATAGGGTCAGCATTATTGCTTATTGATACTAATCTTTCTACTATTCTTTCTGTCCAGTATTCAGGGCTTAATCCTTCATTGTGTGTTGTTTTTACTCCAACATCACCTATTCCTGATTTTACATCTACACTAAACATTATGTTCTTTGTACCCTATAGGTATCATCTCTGTACTGGTCTCTAGTATTTTCACCTTCACCTAGAGTTTTTAATCTTGCTAATGCTTGGTCGTATCGTTTTTCATAAACTTGCATTAAGTTTAAATCTCCTTTCATATAAACGTATGACTCTAATATAGCTCCATAAAGTAAAGCATTTTCTGCATTAGTAGATAACCATGTCGTACCACTTTCTGCTCCTGCTGTTATAGATGTTGGTTTATAAAAATAATGTAACTCTGCTACAAAAGTTGCATTAGGAGTTGGTCCTAATATAAAAGTAGTATTATCAAATAAAGCATAGTGTTTTGGCACTCCTGTTGTTGAAGGATTAGGATATGCCTCTCTAATAAAGTTTACATCCTTAAACAATAAAAACTCTTGGCTATCAGAATTTGTTAAAGCTAAAGAATAATTATCTAAAAAATCTGATGGTGTGTTTAAATATTTATTGCCAGAAGTTATAGAACCTTCTACATTCTTTCTAAATACAGGTAGCTTTACACTTTTAAGTATTCTGGTTTCTGCTTGTTCTATTATCTTAGGTAAGTCTGAAACAAAAGTAGCCTCAGTATTTTCTAAATAATTTTGTATTAAACTTTTTAATTCTGCATAGGTCATCCTATCACCACCTTAACTTTACCTGCTTTAGCTCTTGCAATCATACCTGTACTAGATACAGGGTTAAAACCAAAGTAAGTAGTTGAGTCTTTTTCTCCAGCATCAGCTCTTGGATTAAATAATGCCTCTGGGTCAGAAGTATTTAATTTACCTACTTGTAGCTGAGGATGGTCTGGGTCAAAACATTCTTGACATACTCTCAAACCATTTCTGCTTTCATCTTCTACTTCATACTTTAAATCTTTTAACTTATATGTAAAACCACATCTATCGCACTGACCTAAAGCTTTTCTTCCTACTGCATATGCCATAACTAATAAATTGTTCCACCTGGAACAAACTTAACTGCTGCTCTTTCTCTATCAGACTCAGATACTTCGTTCCATAATTCTAAGTATCTGCCTCTTATCATATTAACTTTGTTTATAGCATCAGGCTCTTTACAAGCTATGTTATAAGCCAAAGCATAAGTTAAACATGGTAGATATCTAGCAGGAACATCTGCATTATTGCTAGCTACACTACCTGCATCTTCTATTCTTTTTATGTAGTCATAAACTAAAGTATATGTTTGCGTATCATCAGGTGTTGCCCATAATACTATGTTTATACCACTTGTACCTTTATCTGCAAAAAACTGAGTAGGTTTTGATTGTGTAAGTTTCTTTGCTTGATGATTATATTCTGTTCTAGATATTCTAGTTAGTTGTTGGTCAAACTGTTTGTTTGTATCACCACTATCAGTTCTAATAAATGCATCTACTATTTCTAGTGCTGATGTTTCTGCAGCATAACTACTTGTGCCAGCAGTTAAAGTTTGCGTAGCTTGTTCTATCTTCCAAAGGTTTAGTCCTTTATTTTGCCACTCTAAGAATATTAAATTAAGTGCTCGTCTTGCAGTTCTATAATCATAACCTGACCTCATAGTTAGACCGCATAATTCATAAGCCTCTTCCATGATGTCAGATAAATCTAAATTAAATGTTGTTGTACCGCTTGTTGCCATTACTTACCTTCTTTCCTTCTGATAGCCTCTTTACCTTTTTTAGCTATCTTTGCTTGTTCATTTTTACCTGCAACCTTTGCTCTTTGTTCTAAGACAGTTAGTATCTGTATCTTACGTGCAAAAGGTTTATTAATTCTTTTAACCTTAGCTACAGTTGCTCTAGCATCTGCTGGTGTAGCAAACTTAATACCAACTGTATCTTTAGGATTTTCATCGGTATATAACCTTCGACCACTGCCTTTAGGTTTTTTACCTGTTCCTACTTTTGGGTCTCTTCTTTTTCTTTTCACTTTTTCCAGCTTTTTGTAAAGCTATAGCTATTGCTTGCTTTTGTGGTTTACCTTCTTTTCTAAGCTTTGATATATTATCGCTTATTACTTCTCTTGTTCTTCCTTTTTTTAAGGGCATTTTTCTTTTTTCCTGCAGGAGCTTTTCTAGTTAAAACTTTAAAATTTGCTCTTGTCATTACCATTTTACTTTATGTGACCAGTATCTAGCACTTAACTTGCTAGGGTTTTTATCTTGGGCATTATGCCTAGCGTAGTAAGATTTACGTCTAGCTTTATCCTTTTTAGTCTTAGGGTTCTTACCAGCACCTTTAACTCCTTGTTGTCCAAAACGAATAGTCTTAATTTTGTTGCCGTCTTTAGCAACAACTACATGAGACTTAGTAGGATGGTTGGGCGTTCTCTTAGGTTTGTTATAACCTGAGACTCCCGCCCTAGCCAACCTAGAATCCTTTTTGGCTCTAGACATATCTGTTTAAACTTTACCGCCAAACCTTCTTTTGACCATGTCGTTAAAGTTTTCAACCATAGGCATTTGCATACCACCTTTGCGTTTATTCATGCCTTTACCTTTTACCTTCATACCTTTTCGCATACCTGGCATAGGTTTCTTTTTCACAGATGACTTACCGCCACCTGCCATACCTGGCATAGGTTTTTTCTTAACAGATGCTTTGCCACCGCCTGCCATTCCTGGCATAGGTTTCTTTTTAACATTTGACTTTTTCATTCCAGCCATTTTTTTCTCCTTGCTTTTATAAGCTTGTTGTAGTTATCACTAGAATAATTCTTGTAATAACCTTTTCTTTCTATACTATCCGATGCTTTAACTAACATATCAAGTCTTTGTAAATATACTGTGTAGTAAGAATCTTGAACGATAGGCTCAAAGTCTTCTTGACTAGCAGCATGATTATCTTCATCAGTTTCTGGGTGTGAACCCATAACCCATAGATTATCTTTTACTATCCAATCATTTAAAGTCTTTAATCTATTTTCAACTTCTGTACTATCAACAATATCTATATCAGTGCCACAATATATTATGACATCGTAAGTATCATCAAAATTTTCAATTAATTGTATTAGGTCTTCCCAAAGACCACCTTCTCCTAAAACAACCTTTGCTTTGTTTTTATCCCAAGTCAACTTTGTAAAAGGACAAGCTGGTAAGTTATTAAACTTTTTATTTGGTTTTTCTAATACATCTTTGCTCCACTGACGTAGTTCTTTAGCCAGTAAAGATTCGTTTAGCATTATTTCTTAGATGCTTTCTTTTTAGGTCTACCTACTTTCTTTTTCTTAGCAGGTGCTTTTCCTGAAACATAAGCCTCATTTATATCTGGAGTAGATTCATCATCAGCTATGAAATGACCTTTATCATTTCTAGCTCTTTCATCTGAACCAGATAGTTCTGCAAGTTTACGTTCCGCATCCACAAAGTCTGGGTCTGGACCAAATACAGGTCTTAAGACACCATCTTCATCTTGCTTTAACACAAAATACTGTGGGGGAAAATCTCCATTTTCAGAAATATAATACATAGTTTCTCCTTAGTCAGAATATACTTTAACCATCTCTAAGACGATTGAATATGTATCTCCTGAACTGTGTCCTTTAGTAGTAAATAAAATGTCTCCATTCTTGCCACTTCCTGCATTATTAGGAAGACCACCAAAGTCTTTGAAGTCCATATGTCCATTACTACTTTCTGCTAATTCCATAAGTAAAACATTAGAAGTAGCATTAAGAAATAATTGAACAGACATACCAACGATAGCATGACTCACTCTAAGCACTCGTACTTCTGAACAAGCCACGCCCTCTGCATTAGGAGCTAATTCAGAAACATCTACTTTAGCTACCGCAGATTCGCCAGTGCCATCACTAACATTAGTAAACTTCATAACACAGTTTCTTTCGCCATCTATAATAGTTTGTGAAGTTACTGCATCAGCCATTGTTTACTCCTATTAAGATTGGTCAGTAAATGCTGGAGCATCTGCACCTTCTTGGCTACCCCAGATATACCAGTTGGTTGAATCTTTTGCCAATATATTAATCTCGAACACACCGAAGTCTGTAAGAGTTAATATAGAGTTTGAGTTTCCGTCTGCGAACACAGATACGTTATCTGCATTTGAATCTAAATGAACAATACCGCCTAAAAAGAAATTGGTATCTGAACCTGAATCAATGATAAGGTTTTCTGTTTCTTCTGCTGCACCACCATAAATAATCTTGAAGTAAACTCCTGCTGATGGTGAAGGAAGTGATAATGTGCAGTTCTGACCTAGTGCAGGTACTACTGATACCCTACCACCATGTGCTGCTGCCGTTAACGAAATAGCTGCTGAATCAGCTAATGCTACAGGTGCTACTTGTAAACCTGAGCCATCTAATACAAATGACTCTGTTACAGCTCCTGAGCTTGAATCTTTGGATATGACTTTAAAGCCATTTTCGGACCTTACTGGTCCATTAAAAGAAGTATTTGCCATGTTCCCTCCTTGGGAAAAAAATCTATCGTCTTGGCTTGTCTGCTAGGGCAGTCGATAGAAAGGTTAAAAAAATCCCTAGATATAGAAAAAGGGGAGCATAAGCTCCCCTAAAGTATTAACTTGAACCTGGTGAACCAAAGATACCAAGTGGGTCAGATACTCCAAATGAGTATCTTTCTCTAGCTTTGTATCTAACATTACCAGTGTCAAAGTCTCCATCCATACTTGTTACCATAGGACTTCTGACAAAATGCTTCATGCCATCAGGCACATCAGTGATTAAAAAGAAAGCATTTGTATCAGTTAAATAATGATTAACTGAATAGCCTTCTGGAATCACACCATTGTTTCTAATTGCATTGATATCATTGTCAGCAGAACTTGGTCTGTATTCACTCTCTAGTAGTCGAGTTGCAACAAACTGTAAGTCTGATGGAACGATTAACTTTCTTGGTCTTGCTGCGATTTTAAGACCTCTTTCGTCAGTCCATTTACCGATTTGAATTACTGCATCTTCTAGAGATGTTTCATTTAAATCAGCACCTGTAGCTGGTCTATTTGAGTTCTTACCGCCATTAACCAATGGGTGTCCGTCACCACCAGTAACTCCATCACCATCTGCTGTAAATAGGTTTACCCCATCTCCAGATTGGAAAGAATTACTGAATCCGTTATTTAACGGAACTGCTGCTTTGACTTGCTTTGTGTAAGCCATAGCTCTTGCTAAAGCCTTTGTGTATCTAGCAGATAGTGAAACATAGAGGTTATCCTCCATAGCTTCTTCTGTGATACTGTAGCCTAAAGCAATAGTTTCGTGTGCATAACGAGCTACAAAAGATTCATTTGCAACGTCATAAGATACTGCTGCACCTTCATCTTTTACTGGAGCTGCACCAAATCCTGAAAGTTTTAACTCTTCCTCGAATGAACGTTCTGAGTTTTCACTTACATAAATTTGTTCATGCTCGTTTTCGTAATTGTTGTACTCTTCACCAAACAGTGCATTAAGTCCAGGAAGAAGTTGTTTTAGCTGATTAGCTCTTGAAATAGCTGCCATGTTATTCTCCTATTAACCTATACCTGTTGTGTTAAGTAGTTGATGTCCAACATTGAACATAACTAATACGTCAGTTTTACTATCACCAATAGCACTATCTGGACCATCAACAAAGTCGATAATCTTTAGAGGTAGTGTATTAGTTGTTGCTGCAGTACTTCCGTCTATAGCATTTTTACTAATGCCAAAAACTGTAGAACCTGCAGTCTGTACCACTGCTACATTCTTGCCCAAGTCATCTTGGTCAAGCGATTCATCTGATTGCATCTGCATTACTAAGAATGGGTCAGATGCTACATAAGCAATAATATCATCTGCTGCTGTTGAAGCAGGATATTGATTCTGCTGTCGAAATTCTCCTGATACTGGGTCAGTATAAGAACAACCTAAGAAAACACCAATAGGTGTCATAGAAGTTGTTCCTGTATCTTTTTGTATAGTTGTATTTGGATTATCATCCGCCCACTTTACAAAGTCACCATAAAATATGGCTGTGCCAAAATTATTTTTTATTTTATAGTGAGAAATCTTTGCATTATACGCACAAGATACTAATGAGCCCACAGGTCTTGCACCAAAAGGTGCTGCTGAAGCTGCCATAGCTTTCTCCTTTTATATAGTTAAATTAAATTGTTATCTAACCAGACTAAGAATCTTTACCAAACGTTGTTCTTGATTTTCTTTCAAATACTTGTTTAGTAGCCATTCTTGAATCTTGGTCTTTAAAATATACGTTGTCTACAGAGTCAATTTGATTTGATGCTAATTTTCTAAAATGTGCATCTCTGGCTTCCGCCTTTTCTTTTGGCATCTTGCATAACAACTGTCCACCAATTTCTACATTACCTTTGTCTGCCCATTCTGATTTATAGTCCATCATATGAATTTGTAATTCAGGATGATCTTCAGAACGACAAGGTTGCCAACCTTCTCTAAACTTTTTAGATACATTAGGGTTATCAGAATTACCTAATAAACTAGTTCTAATCCATCTAAAAACCCAACCAGGTTGTGGGGTTGGATTCGGGAGATTTGATGGGTTCTCCCAACTTTCTACTCTTTGTTCAACCTCTCGGTCTTGAACTTCCCTAGGGGAACGCACTTGTTCTGTAGATTGCTCTACATTTTCTTCTACGTTATTTTTTACGTTTTCTTCCATTTTAAGCTTCCTTTAAAATTTGTCTTGCGTATTGTTCAGGCGTTATTCCAAGTTGTCGTGCTAATTTAACTTGCGTCTCTGACAATCGTACATTGCGGGGTTTTTTACCTGTATCCCTCGTCACAGGTGCGACAACGTTTGACGGCTGTCTCCTTTCCGAACTTGGGTCTATTACATCCTTTGCTTCCGCACTTGGCTGTACTATACCAAAATAAGTTGGGAACTGTTGCTTCATGCCTTCGTCTACACTGGCATAATATTTGTCTGATTCAGTTTGTGGGTTAATACCACTTGCTCTAATTTTTTCATCTAAGAATAATGAGTAAGCTGTCATTTCTTTTTGTTCAGGACTTGTGCCCATAAACCAAGGATTTCTTGCTGACCATTCTTTCATAGCAGGGTCAAGTTGATTTTGAGCATCTGCACTTATTTGTTCTGGTACTACTGAAGCAGGTACTTGCGATTCAATAGCACTAGCGTAACTAGGTGCTTGTTGCTGGGCATAAGATGCTTTTGCTATTTGTGCTTGAGCATCAGCCATAGCTTGAGTATCGCCTTCATCAAATGCTTTTTTATAATTTTCTTGAGCTTGTTGTAAAGCAAAATCAGCATTAGCTTGTGCTTGATTCTTTATCAACTCGCCACCTTGTTTGATAGCTTCTCTAAGCTTTTGATTCTCTTGCAATAAACTTTTGCTTGCTTTTATTGCTTCCTCTTTTTCTTTGCTTATTTTTTCTTTAGCTCTACGTTCTTCGTGATACTGATATTTAATTTTATTAATTCTATCGCCAGCTCTTTTGCTTATATCAGATATCTCTGCATCAATAGCATCATCATCTTGTGGTTGCTCTTGTGCTTCTTCAACAACTTCTTCTTGTTGTTGCTCATCTTCATTAACAACTTCAACTTCTACTTTCTCATCGTTGTTGTTATTAATCTGTGTTTTTACACCAAAAAATTTATCCTCACTACTCTGTGGTTTTACTTTGCCATCAGAATCAGGCTCAAAAGTTGTTTCGATAGATGTTTCAACTTGTTGCTCACTCATGCTCTAACTACTCCTGTTGGGTCTTCAACTACTGCTTCTACAGTGTCGTCATTAATTAAACGAAACTCTTGACCATACATTTTCATTCTAGTTCCTGAGTATGCTCTAAAAACTACCCAGTCACCTTGTTTGCACCAAGGACCACTAGGGAATCTATTAGCATCATTATAAGCATCTGGACCTAACTTTAGAACGTAGCCACAAATATTACTTACTTCTTCATCCCTTATAGTTTGACTAGCCTTTAAGATACCACCTTCAGTTTTTTCATCTGCTTGTGGCATAGCAACTAATACTTTAAAACCCATAGGCTCAGGCAACTGACTTTTAGTTTTTTCTGTAACTTGGGGTTTCTTTACACTATCTGGTTTGACTGTCGCTTTCGTATTCATAAAAGTTTCACTTCAATGAGTGTTGTTCTATCCAGTCAAGCATTTCACGTTCAGCTAATGCTAGACCTTCAATAACACCACACAGTTTTTTATACTCTGAATAATCTTTAACACTACCCGTAGATATATGATCTGCGTGTTCATTCATTATATCTCTGAGTCTTATTTTTAAAAACTCAGATAGAGATTGCTCTCTGATATCTTCACTCATTCTTATTGCTATCTTCTACGATATTTTTACCTAAGTCAAGTCCTACCTTGTATTCTTCCAGTGCTTGCTTTTTGTTTGCACCTTCATCAGCAAGCAAATCGCCTGCTATCTTTACTCCAAGTTCTGCACCTTTTTGTTCTTGCTCTGCCTCTAGTTTCTCTTTAGCTAAAGTGAATCTTGCTTGATCACCTAGAGCTTTTCTTTGAACCTCTGCTTCTTTTACACCCACCTCTCTTTCTTTGAGAACAATTAGTGGGTCTCTTTGTTGTTCAGCTTGTTGTTTCTGTTGAGCTTCTATTCTAGCTTTCTCAGTAACTCTGCTTGCAGCTTCAGCTACCAACTCTGATATTCTCTTTTCAATATCTCCAGGTATAGGTTCACCAATAGGTGGTAACTTTATGCCCATCTCTTCTTCTACTTGATCTCTAAACTTCATAGTCAAGTGATCATTAATATAAGCTGAGGCTGCAGCTAATACTGCAGGAGCTGTTGGAGATTTCTCCA